TTGGGATACCGATAGCTGAAGATTTTGTGCGACACGTCATGTACGAGCCTGCGCCAGCCACGGTCAAGATCGCCATAGGGCTCAGTGACGGCGATCCAGCAGCGGCGAACCTCCTTCGGCACAACCTTATCCTTGGTGCGCGGTATGGAAGATTCCTTGCGCGAGCCGAACTTTCGAATGAGGCGCTTGGCTGCGCGCTCGGCTTCTTCGCGGGTGATCGGCGGTATCTGTGTTGACCAGTCGTTTGCGGGGTCGTATTTGCTTGCCATGTCGGCCTCCTGCCGTTTCAGGTTCGATCCTCCACCGAACCAATGTCGTAATTATACGACAGGTAGATTTCAAAGTCAAATCGGCGTTTTCACGCCGGGTACAGCGGTGGCGGGGCCTTCCCCCTGTGTTGCATGCTGCCCTGCACCTCCGCCGCCCACTCCGGTGCCCGCACCAGAACACCTATCTTCCGCAGGTGCCGCAACGCCATCGACACGGTGTCGACCAAGTCATCGTGCCGACCTTTCGGAAACGTCCCGCACTGCGTGATCACCATGTCAGCCCACGTCTTGTCCGGCGCGTAGATCATGCCCTCGGCAAACAAGTGCTGCACGCTGTACAGGCGCGACACCTTGTCCATGCCTTTCGGGTCGTCCAACTCAACCGCAAACTTCTCATGTCCGTAGAGGCGTCGTATCTCCTGCCGCACACTGTGACCACTCGCCTTGTTCTCGATCAGCAGCTTGTCCACCTTCATCTTCTTGCAGGTCTCGCTGACCTTCAAAACAAGCTCATGCAGGTGAAGACGCTCCTGCCACGCATGCATCAGCATCACCCTCGGTGCGTCACCACCAGTCGATGGTACGTCAACACCAAGAAGGCTCTCGTCAAACTGTAGCGTCTGCTCGTTCCGGCTTGACAGGGTCTTGCCATCACGCGAGCCGTACCTAGTCGCAGACGACTGCCCGTCCGCACCGCTGAACACACCCCACACCGTCAGCGCAGAAGGATCGTTCTCCGTCTTCTCCGTGTACGCCGTGTCCAGACTCGCCACGATCAGGTCCATCGGCGGATACGACTGCTGCTCATACGCCTGCCACCACTCGCGCTTGATAATGCCGCCACCCTTCGGCTCAGGACGCTGCTGTAGCTGCCCCGCAGCCTTCCACGGCCCCAGACGCCGGGCCAAGTCATCGATCTCCAGCTTCGTGAACCGCTCAGGCCACAGCAGCTCGCCAGCTTCCTTGCGCGGGTCTTTCCAACCTATGTTCGTGACGAAGCTGCGGTCAGCCTCGTACTCCATCGGCAAGCACAGATGCGTCCAGCCATGGTCGCGCTCCAAGATGTGACCCGTAAGGTCTTCCTCGGCCAGACGCTGCTGGATCCCCACGAACGCGCCACTCTTCTGGTCGTTCAGCCGCGTACTCATGGTGCCGTCCCACCACTCCTTCGTCATCTCAATCGTCGCCGCCGACAGCACCTCGTTCGCGGCATTGGGGTCATCGATCACGATGATGTTGCCGCCTTCACCCGTCACCTTCGCCTCAACGGACGTTATCAGCCGCTCACCCTTCTGCGTGTTGGTAAAACGCCCCTTGGTGTTCTGGTCGCCCACCAATTGAAACCTCGACCCCCAGAGCTTCTGGTACCACGGCGACTCGATCAGCCGCCGACACTTAACACTGTCACGGGTCGCAAGCGCGTTAGCGTATGACGCATGCAGCAGCGGCACGCTGGGGCCGCTGGTCTGGCTGTCGTACCTCTGCGCCCAGACCCACGCCGGGAAGCAGACGCTCGTGATCGTGGACTTGCCGCAGCGCGGCGGCACGTTGATGAGAAGGCGGCGGATGTCGCCATCGACCACCGCCTCCAAGTGTTCGCAGATCGCCTGCAAGGGCCAGCCCGGCGTGAACGCGGACGGGTCCACCCAACGCCAAGCGTACTGCAAGAAGGTGTACAGGCTGTCCTCGCAGTCAGCCCGGTCCAGATCATCAAGCAGCTTGAGTCGGTCTATCTTCGAGAAGTCCATATTCAGTTCTTCGTCATGCCTTCCACCGACATGTGTCTCAGCCGATCACGATACACATCGCGCAGCCCCAAAAGGACACGGTCGGGGTCCGGCACGCCGTGTACTCCGTACAGCACGGAGTCAACGAAGATGTGAACCATCATCGCGGCGGCGCGCCCGTCGTCCCTGAAGCACAAATCGAATAACTCTTCTATCGCGCGGCGCACCTCTTCCGCCGCGAGGAAGATGCGCTCCTCTCTTTCTTCGTCGGTCATTTCGCCATGGTCTCCCACATCTTATTGGCGTCATCAGACAGACGAGTCACGCGGTTCAACACATCATCAAGCCGTGCGTTCTCTTCCTTCACAAGTTCACCCAGCAGCTTCAACAATGACTCCGGTGACGCGCCCTCCCAGTATCCGCTGTTGAACAAAGTATCCAAAATGATCCGCAGCATGATTGATGGAGCCTTGCCTTTGTTTTGGTACAAAGCATCGAACAGCCATTCAATTTTTATAGTTACTTCATCGGACAGCTCACGCGCTTCGGCGTTGCTCACGAAGGGATATTCATCTGACATCACGACACCATTTCTTCTGATTGTTCTCGCACACTCTCCACCCGCGCAATCCAACCCCGACCGAAGTCACCAAAGGTCGGGAGAGAACGCAGGAACTTCTCACGCGCATCAGCGTAGTCGTACAGCAGCGTCGGCTGCGACAGCATCTCGCACGTTGCTATCGTGCGCGGCCCGACGATGCCGTCTGCCCGAAGCCCCAGCACCTGCTGGAGAACCACCACTGCGCGGTGAGGTCCGCTGTTCACCGCGAAGTCAAACACCGCGTAGTCAATGCCTGACGGCAGGTCGTCGCAGCGGCATCCGTTCCAGTATCTCTTGCGGTAGAATGGCTTCACCATTTCAGGCGTCAGGGCGCGCATCACTGCCTCGTCTGCCTGCGCGCCAATGTACTCCGACCACACTCTCCGCGTCACGCCTAGGTTCGTCATGCCGCCGGGGTCTGCCGGGTGTTTCACGAAGCCGCCTTCGTGCTGGAGCATCAGCGCGAATGCCTCGTCGAAGTTTTCTTCACTCACTTGGCGGCGACTCCCTTTGTCTTTTCGTATGTTCTCAATCCGCCCATGCCGAGCATGCCGAGCAGCACCGGCATCATGGTCGATAGGTCGAGCGTTGGCAACGTCACCAGAGCGTCAAACTGAGCGAGTGTAAACACCGCAACCGGCTGCACGATGTAGGACCACGCCATCGCGATGGTGCAGCACCAGCCGACCGCTGGTCGCCACCCCGCGACGAACAGCGAGGGTGACGCAGCCTCAGCCGCGTTGACCTGCATCTGGGCTTTGTCCACGCTGAGCAGCGCATCGCGCAGCCCAGCCTCCGCCGCGATCTTCGCCTGCGGATCAGGGATGAATTTATCAATAATGGATAAACCCGCAGCCACGGCGGCGTCGAAACCAAACATTTTATTCCACCCCGCTCTTCGCCTCTTGACGCGCGCGGAGCTTCGCCGCTTGCCGCGCGCGGCGCTGCGCGTTGTTGAGCGCGAAGCCCGCGCCGACAAGATCACAGTCGGCACCGGCGAACTCAACGAGTTCGTCGCAGCACAGGCCGACCAGATGCTCGTCACGCTCAAGCGTCTCGCTGTTTACGCTGGACGAGAGCCACAGGCTCTCATCGGACAGCGTCACGCGCGGCGACATCTCGCGCAGGTGCAGCGTGTGATCCGTCGCGACGCAGCCCTCCGTGTACTCAAGCCACCGCGACATCGTCGCCCTCCTCCTCCCCGTCGTCGCCGTCGTCGGACATTTCGACCGCCGTCGACTCGATGAGGCGCGGCGCAGAACGCATTAGCAGGTCACGCAACACGTCACGATCATCAGGAGCCAGAGTGCTGACATCAATCCGCTGCGCGAGTTCAATCGCGCCGCCGTTCGCGCCGGTGATTTCAATTTTCTTCGCTTCGTTTTCCCAGCCCGACGCGGAGCGCGCGCGGTTACGCAGGCCGAGCGAAATTAATTGCCCATTGCCGGGCTCGCCAGCGGCTGCGGCCATCGCCAAATTCTCCCAGTGGCGCAGCGCGGAAACGCGGCCGGTTTGAATGGCGTCGCGAAATTCCGGATATTTATGAGCCCACTTGTATAAAATTTGGGGCGCAATGTCCGCCCCAATGGCAGCAGCTTCGAGGCTGTACCCGATTTTCATGTCGTTGATAATTTTCGAAACAATCTCGGGGCAATATCTAGTCGGCCTCCCGACCGGCGCAGGCGCAACAACCACTTTCGGCTTTTTCTTTTTCTTCGCCGCCTTCACCTTCACTTCGACCACGCCGCCGGGGACGCGCTTTCTGGCCGACCTCGCCAAGAGAGGCGGCACGGTGTCGTCGGTGTGGTCGATATCTTTTCTATCCATGACGGCGACGACACTAGATGTGGTGTTCTGAGGATGTCAAGCCACAAGAGCCGCGAAAACACCGGCCAGCTAGCCCAATCGATTTGTTGTGTATTCTTGCAAGCGTTTTTGCAGCAGAATTGTTCAACGTTTTCCTACACTTAAGCCCTGTTTTTGAATTTACGGTAAATTGGCTGGTATACACCCAATAGAAAAGGGGAACGGGATGAGAACAACCCGGTCGGAAGTAGAAGGACACACAAGAATACAAGATATACTATATATATGTATATATATTATATATATCATAGACTTAGCTACCCCCCAATTGTTGCATTTCGACACACGGTAAATTCACGTTATATCATTTTTTGTGCAACAATTGCCGTGCAGCTATTCCGGGCCGCGCTAGGGGGTCGAGGCCCCT